CGGTAGGCGATGACCGTAAATCAAGCAAAAACCATAACTGCAAACGATGAGTTATACGCTCTAGCTGCTTAAGCACTAGATGAGGTTTCGCAAGGTGTCCTTATTACCCAATCACCTTGCACCACTATAAAAATAAAATGCAAAAAAAATACAGATCAATTTTTATAAGTGACGTACATTTAGGTACAAGAGATTGTAAAGCAGAACACTTAAACAATTTTCTCAAACATAATACTTGTGATACCTTGTATATGGTTGGAGATATAATTGATGCATGGAGAATACAACAAAACAAATGGCGTTGGAAACAAAGTCATACTAATGTTGTCCGTAGAATTATGGGTCACGCAAAGCGTGGCACAAGAGTAGTCTATGTTGCTGGTAACCACGATGAATTCTTGAGGCCTTTGATGCCTTATGGTATTGGTTTTGGTTTAATTGAAGTAGTAAATCAAATAGAGCATATCGGTGTAGATGGCAAACATTATCTCGTAGTACATGGTGATTTATTCGATGGTATAACACGATTAGCACCTTGGTTAAGTTTTCTAGGAGATAAGGCCTATGACTTTGTACTCAGTCTTAATAGCAAGTATAACTGGATACGCCATCGCTTGGGCTTTGGTTATTGGAGTCTATCTAAGTTTCTTAAGCATAAAGTCAAAAAAGCCGTGGACTTTATGTTTCAGTTTGAGCGTAACCTTGTTGGCTATTGCCGCAAGCGTGGCTTTGATGGTGTAATATGTGGTCATATACATCACGCAGAGATTAAAGAAATAGATGGCATCATTTACATGAATGATGGTGATTGGGTTGAGAGTTGTACTGCATTAGTGGAACATCATGATGGTCAATGGGAAATAATTACATGGACACAGGAGAACGATGATGTGGTTACTAATAATACTAGCGGTGAACATAAACGATCCAAAGGACGTTCCGGGAAAAGTGACACTGGAGTTTCCGGATCAACAGAGTTGTGAAACTACTTTACATAGTTTAAAATATAAATTGAAATTTGATTCGTTTAAGGTAGAAGGTAAATGTCAGAAAATGAATTGAAATTAAGAAAGCATAAATAAATATACACATGAGTTATAGTTCTCATTAAAAACTAAACACACTCACACACAAATAGGAGAAATATATGAGCAACATGACACCGTTCGAGATTCGCCTTGAACTTCTAAAAATGGCGAAAGACTTACTCACCGAAGAATACCACGGTAATCGAGAGAAAGTCGTCAGAGATTGGGAAATGAAGATCGAGGCGGCCAAAGTACAAGGTCAGACTGTACCAGATCATCCAAACCTTCCCACATTCCCCACAGAGAACGATATTATAACCAAAGCTTCACAGCTTAATGGTTTCGTATCTCAAACAACCACGCCTGAAATAAAAACGAAAAAGCAAAACTCGTAATTGCGTGAGAAAGAGTGGCTTCGGCCACTCCCAATCAACAAGGAGAAGCATATGCTTAACTCAAAGCTAACTGGTATTTTTACCAGTATAAATTTGTTAATAGCCTCATTCTTATTATTTACAGTAATGTTGGCCTATTCCTTTCCACACTATGTTGGAGAAGAAATTACACATGAAGTAAAAGTCGAAATGACTAGAGAGATGGATTGCTTAGCAAAGAACATCTACTATGAAGCTGCATCCGAATCATTTGAAGGTAAGATGGCAGTTGCACAAGTTACTATTAACCGTACCAATTCTGGAAAATATCCACCAACCATTTGTGGTGTTGTATATCAGAAAGATAAAATAAACGGAAGAACTGTATGTCAATTTAGTTGGACTTGCATGAAAGTTTCTGCACCACGTAATATGTACTTGTGGCAAGAATCACAATATATTGCAAAAAAGGCCTTGACAGAACCTATTGCCCATGTTAAAATAGCACAATACAACGTAATGTTTTATCATGCTTCATATGTACATCCTAAATGGGATAAAAAGGGTGTAGTAATGCAAATTGGTAACCATATTTTTTATACTAGAACATGAACTTATTTAAAATATCCGAATATGGAGATGAAGGTGAGATATTACTCACCAAATATAAAAATGCCGAAGAAGGACACTTAACTTCTTCTACCATCTTTATGAATAAGAATGAAATTAATGATTTGATTAAGGTGTTACAAGACTATGCCAACGAAAACGGAAATATCTGAATTTAGTACGATGATTGAGGAGTTGGCCATTAAATTGAATTGTACCAGATTAGATGCAATACTAGAACATTGCAAAAATACTGGACTTGAAATTGAAGTGGCCAGCACTCTCATATCAGCAGCATTGAAGTCTAGAATACGTGAAGAAGCACAAGAAAATAATATGTTAAAGAAACAATCTAAACTACCAATATGATTGAAAATACAGGTTACGCAGCATTTAATCTATATCATTCTCTCAGGTTACATTTCAAAGGCAGTTACGATTATATCAAATACGGTGGCAAGACCAATATGTCACAGGATAAATTCCAGTTACGTGGCGATAAGTATTTCTTCTACCGTTTATCTAGAAAATATAACCTCGATGAATTAAAAGAGTTTTATATTGCCAACTTTCTGGTGAATCCTGATATTAGACCTGGCGCATTAGAACTACAAGGCGCAACAGACATCTATAAGAAGTGGAGGTCAGTAGTTGATTCACTCAAGTATAAATTCACCAATGATATAATATATCTTATTGAGAATTATAATATTGAGAGTACACTTAAAGTAAAGAATGGACAATATCCATTATTGTTCGAATTGGTAATGCAAGAAACAATCCATGTGGAAACTTTGGTCATATTGAATGAGATACTGAATTTCTTTCCAATGTGGAACGAAAAGATTTCGGATGATATAGTATGGCCAGCTTTGAGAACAAAGTATTTGAAGTATGCACCATTTTTAAAATATGATAGAAAAGAATATAAAGGTATTCTTAAAGAAACTCTTAGGGAATACGCATAAATATGTTGACACAGAGATTATCCTGTGTTATACTAGAAGTTGATTATGAGAAGTATGTGGACAATCCGTTTATACACCGTTTATACTCCGTTAGAAAGGAAATACAATGAGTTCTTTTGCGAACCTCAAACGCCAATCAGGCAACCTAGACAAACTGTCTAAGGCTCTAGAAACAATCGGTAATGCCGATCTTCCCGACCGTGCAGAAAATTATTGGAAACCAGAAGTAGATAAGTCAGGTAATGGCATGGCTACTATTCGTTTTCTACCTGCATCACCTACTGATGGTGACGATGCACTGCCATGGGTTAAAATCTTCTCACATGGTTTTCAAGGACCAGGTGGTTGGTTAATCGACAATTGTTTGACCACAAAGAATCAACAATGTCCAGTTTGTGAACATAATTCTACATTGTGGAATTCTGGTATTGAAGCAAACAAAGAGATTGCTCGTAAACAAAAGCGTAAGTTAAATTACGTGGCCAATGTTTACATTGTTTCTGATCCTAAACATCCAGAAAACAACGGTAAAGTGTTTCTGTTTAAGTTTGGTAAGAAAATCTTTGATAAGATTACCGGTGCAATGAATCCAGAGTTTGAAGATGAGAAGCCAATCAATCCATTTGACTTATGGAAAGGTGCTAACTTTAAATTGAAGATTCGTAAGGTAGATGGTTACCAAAACTACGATAGTTCTTCATTTGAATCTGCTGCACCATTGCTCGATGACGATGATGAATTGGAAAAAGTTTGGAAGTCTGAACACGCTTTATCTGCTTTGACTGAGGACAAAGAGTTTAAATCTCATGAACAGTTGAAGGCACGTTTGGATAAAGTCCTAGGTCTATCAGGTGAAACTACTGCTAAGACCACTGTTGAAACTATCAAAGAACAAATCAAATCTAAGCCACCTGCTGCAAAACAGCCTGACTTAGATGAAGATGATGATGACATGAAATACTTTGAAAGACTCGCAGCAGAGGAGTAATAAAAAACCCACCGAAAGGTGGGTTTCTTTTATGCCATGCCTATACCGTAAAGTATATCGTATAATGCAGGATTTCTTGGCCTTGCTTCAGCCATTTGTGAACCTTCTCCACTACCACCACCAAATGCATTATTAGTATTCTTCACAATATTGTTGACTGTTGTTCCGAGTGCCACTTTATCTAATTGTTTATTATCTTTTACCACTTCACTTAGATTTACACTTGCCTTAGGATCAGAGAACAATTCTTTAGCAGACTGAATTTCAGCTGCAGCAGTTGCTAAACCAGCAGTTATTAGACCTTTTAAACCTTGTGGTTTTTCTGTATCATTTCCACTAGAATCTCTATCTAATTGAGCCAAAGCAGATTGCTTCAATGATTCCATATCATCAGATACAGGTGTGGCAGTTGTTGCAGCTAAAGTTGTTGTAGTGCTTGCTTGAGCAAATTTATTTGCAGCCTCAGGTGAGTTAAATTGAACGTGTATATGATCGCCTTCTGTGACACCTGGTATCTTATTATTTGCTTCATCTAAAACAGTGAAATCTTTATCTGGTGTTAACCCAGTGCTTTTTAAATATGCTATTGTTTGAGCATACGCTTTCTTATATGCAGCTTTACCACCCGCAACTGTAAAATCTACCGCAAGACCTTCATAATGTTTTGAACCTTTTACGTGTTGGCCACCAGTATCAGCTGTGACTCGGGTAAAACCAGGAATATTTTGTGATAACCCTTGTTCTAATTTTTCTGTACCAACTTTTGCTTTGATATTTGGATTTTCAGCACCAGCTTTTTTCTGTAACCTTGTAGCTGCTGCACCCGAACGAACTTCAGCAGCATTACCTTGTCCTGAATAAGCTGGACTTTTTATCTCTCTGCCCGACATAGATTTTTTAGCCGCTTCAATTCTTTTTAACGCATCTATAGCAGCTTGATTGCCTTGTGAAGCTTGAAGTTCTAATAATCTTCTTGTTTCATCAACTACTGCTTCATCTATATCTTCTTGAGGTGCAAATTCACCACCTGCACCTTGTTGTATTCTCATTGAACTTCTAAGATTTGTTTGTATGGCATCTACATCACCTTTTTTGGAAGCTTCAGCAGCTGCATTAATTTTAGGTGCCATGGCCATTGCTGTTGCCATTATGCCAGCCATACTAGCTGTTGTTATTGGGTTTGACTTAGCCATATTAACAGCAGTTTCGATTATTGTTGGTAATGTTTTAAATACACTAGAAACGGCAGTTTTAATTAAATCGGGCAATGTAGTTATTAAAAATCTGGCAAAAGATTTACCTAAAACAGATTCTAAAACACCACCTAATAATTTTTTAATTCCTGTACCCAAAAGACCCATCAACAAACCAAAAAGACCTTTTTCTTTTTCTTTTTTGGTTTTACCAACATCCATACTACCACCCATACCAGCAAGTGCTTTTAATAATTCTTTGTGTCTTTTTGATTCGGCAGTTTCTTTTTCTTTTTCTATTTCTTTAGAGAAATCATTGGCTAATTCTTTTTGTCGTCTTTCTTCTTCCCATCTCTTTTCTTCTTCTTTGACACTTTTCTTTTGTAAATCAAGTATCTTTGTTAGAACACCTTTAGTATCCTTGTTCAGGCACTCAAGAGATTTTAGAATTATCTCATGATTCTTTTTGGTGAGATTGATACTTTCTTTTCTGAATTTACTTTGTTCAGCAAATTCTTTTTTATATGCTTCTTCTTGTTTCTTCAGAATGTTCCAAACCTTGGCCATAATGGCAGCAAGGCCATCACCCATTCTAACATTATCTTGTTTTTGTGGTGCTCTTTTTAGTTTGGTGTCGGACTTTGTATCAACTTCACCATTTTGTTCCTTCATGGCGTTGATTAATGGAAATAATGCACCTGTACTTTTTGATTTAGCCATTTTTATCTATTCTGCATTTGTTGTAGTTTAATTCTTTCGTTTTCTTCTTTCATGTAGTTAACCAATAGAGTTATATAAACATCTCTTTCCCACGGCAGCATATTTTCAATTTCCGTAAGACTGTACTTGTGGTGTTGCATCAAATTAAAGTTTGTAGTAAAATAATTCTGCAACGTATCATAACCAAATATTAACCGAAAAAACTTTCGATTCCTTCATACTCAATTTTGTGGTTGAAACCACATTTACTACAAGTAACATCCACTTTCTTTTCTAATTTTGGTATACTATCAAAGAAGGCCTGTAATCTTGCAAACTGACTTTGACTTAAACTTTCCAAAAACTCGACAACTTCAGAACGATCAACTTCAGCTGTATAGAAAATCTGCTCACCTTCATAAATGTATTCAATACAATCAGCAATCAAATCAAATACAAAATCAGAGGTTTCTTGCATATCTCTGGCCTTTTGTATAACCGAATATTTTGGTAAAGTCATTTTGACACCAACTTGATCGGTCACTTGAATCATATCTTTGTATTCTTCAATACCGGTAACTTTTAGTTGATTGATGTCTAGTTTAGTTTCCATCAAGTTGTTACAGACTTCTTCATTTACCATATTCTGGCATCTGTATTTATTTTCTACCATCTCACCTACAGATGTGCCACGTAAATGTAAAAAGTAGTATTCAACATCAAGTAAACTTAATGTATCAACATCGATCTTATCTAAACAACAATTTTGTAGAATCTGTCTGATAGCCTTTTCAATCGTATCAGCATCGTTTGATTCACTTGCCATTAATAATATTTTCTGTTCTTTCACAAGAAAAGGTCTGTAATTAACCTTTTTCTTTGATATAGGCAATTCTACTTCATATATGGGTGTATCAATTTTTGGCAAAGCCATAATATAACTCCTTTATTATATCGCAGTTGTTGTTGCACCTGTATTATATTGAGATGCAGGTCCAACAATCCAATCACTGTAAGCAAATACTACAGTCAATTTATGAAAACTATCTGACGACCAATCTAAATCAAGTTGATTGACAACTATTGGAAAGGCCTTTCTCAGTACAACATTATATGTGGGTCTATTATATAAATCAAATTGTATTACATTAATATCTGTTACATAAGTTTCTTTGTAATTTACATTATAAGAACTTTTAGGACTAACTAAATTTAACCACATATCAAACAGTACCTTTTCACCCATATCATCACTAACGATGAAAACAAATTCTGCATCATTGTAGGATGTTTCGTATGGATACTTTTCACTGAAACCATAAATCTTCTGGTCAGTTGTCATTAACGTTCTACTTGGTAATTGTGCATTTTCGCACTTCAGAGTTAGATTGACTTTGTTTTGTTCTCTGAGTGCAGCAGAATCACCACCAATTAAAGCACTTGAAAATGCAGCAATGTTTGCAATATTGGATGCGTTTTGAATGACTTGTGGTACATTAAACTGTACCTCAAATCTGGATGGTCTAGCTAAATCTCGTTTAAAGCTACTTAAAAATGTGTTAATTGATGATGGCATCTTTAACTATTCCTAATTTGTTCTATGGACTCTTGCCATACTTGTTGTGGTTTGGCACCTTTAAACTGGTGTACCGGTAAGAATGATGCCACATCCCATTCATTTGGCATAACGGTAAGTATCTTAGACCTCATGTGACTGTATAGATACTTTTTGATGCATGGCCTGAACTCTTTAAGGCGTCTGGAGGCGCTTAGGATGTCATAAGTCACACGAACACGCATCGGGTCATCCGCATTGTTCATAATCGCATATTGCATCAATTTATCCAAGAATACCACTCGGTATTTTATTGGTAAGTAATGCAAGTTTAGGCCTAGAAAACTATCTGGATATCTTTCTAATACCAATACCAGTGGAAACTTATCATAGTATGGCAGATCATCTTTTGTTTTGGCATCATAATAGAAAAAATACATTCCACCCAGAATAAATCTAGATGCATACCTTTCTCTTTCGCTGCTAATATTTTTAGCAATAGCTAATGGATTCCTAAGGTCAGAAACCTTCTGGGAAAGCCATTTATATGACTGTGCGGACATAGTTTGTAACTGTGCCGCAGACTTTGCTTGTGCTAGTTGTGTAAGAGTAGATGCCATTGCAATATTTAGTTGAGTCCTAGATGAGTTTCTGTTATAA